ATATTTTTTCGCATGATCAAGAACATCTTCATACGACATGACCTGGAATCCTTGTCCACCATTCACTAATTTGAACGTTGCATAATAATAGATCGGCTTACCTCGATTTGTTCTTGCAGGTTTATGTTTAAGCACTGGATCCATTCCAAGTTCATACTCAAACTCATCATTTTCATAAACGACTTGAGCATCAATCATTTTGACTTCGCCTGAACGATATGCCAGGTCAATCAATCCCTTATAACCAATCTGGAACTGACAAGCTCCACCATATGGAATCAAATAGGCTTGTCCTAACGGAGTGTTTGGCTCCAATCCTAATTGTGCTGCATTCATCATTGCAGCCAAGAATGACTGTGGAGTACATGATGCTAGCTTGGCATTATTAGATACTGCTGATAATGCGATTCGCGTGAATCGTTCTGGAGTCATTACACTAGGCAATGCCTTCGCGATTTCTCCTGACATCACAGAAATGTAATCTTTAATTGTTTGTGGCTGTTTTTTTGCCACTTTATTCGACTGCGTCTTTGCAATCATTCCTTGTTGATTTGTTGTTGTCATAAATATTTATCCTCCTACTGTTCTTTGATTAAAAATCTTCTCATTTTTCTTTGAGTTAAGTATTGATCATAAAGTTCAGGCTCATCTTTTCTGAACTCTTTGGAATCAAATACATTTGATGTTGTAGTTCTCCAGGTAACTTTGAACTTGTTGGATGTTCCAATACCAGAATCACCTAAGTAGTTCTTTACTTCATTCTCATGCTTTTTCTGAATATCCTGAAGCTCCTTGATTTTATCTTTGACCATCTTCAATGCATCCAGTTCCGTCTGCAATGGAGTTAGATCCACGATGCTATCTTCATCATTCTCGACTGGATGTAATTCACTGATTGCTTGTGCAGTGGAATCTG